CCTAATGTCTCATTATCAAAAACTGGAAAATATAAATAGGGATCTAAAGCGAGTGCCTGAAATAGAAGAATTCTTCTTCCTGCAAACAAGCAAGCAGTTCAACGCATTTACTTTTATCCCTTTTATTGTAAAATCAGAAAATATAAGGCAATTGAAAGCATCTACTTATAGTATCAGCATTAGAGTAGTTGAAGGTCTGATTGAATTGTATGATCAGGGTTTAATTGAGGAAATACAATTACTTATTTCTGATTCTTTAATTAAAAGAAATCCAGTAACTCTTGATAAAATAGATAGCATGGCGAAAAATAGAGCAAATATTTCTATTGATTTCACCTGGAATCATAGCAAAGTAACCTTGGCCAAAACAGATTCATCTCACTTTGTAATAGAAGGTTCAGGAAACTGGAGTGAAAACGCGGCAATCGAACAATATTTATTCGCTAACTCTAAAGGATTATTTGAGTTTAGAAACGAAATATTTGAAAAATGGTACCTGATATAGTTAAAATAGTAGACACAGAAGATTTTGATGAGGTGTTTGATACAGGATTACACCTTGAAGAGGAACAGCTTGAAATTATAGAACAAATGTCTGCTTGTAATTACACTGCAGAATCTATTGCTATTTATTTATCTTTAGATGTCGATGCCTTTTTGCTTGAATTTGCGAATCAAGATTCTGAAGTTTATAGGAGATATCACAAAGGTCAACTTCAATCTAATTTTGAAATAAATAATAAGTTAAGAGAAGGAGCTATTGCAGGAAATCTTACACAAACGCAACAATTTGAAAAGCATAAAAAGCAAATAAATATAGAAAATTTGAAAAATAAATTTTTCGGATGAGTAAAAAAAATAAGAATGTCAGAGGTTTGAATATCGAGGATTTAACACTTGAAGATATTTATGATTTTCTTGATACGCGTGGTGAAAATATGAGTCAAGAAATGGCTTATTATATGGAACTTTTGGAGAAAGTCTATAATATGGACAATCGGCCAATGAAATTTGGGTCAAGGGATATCATCATCAAACACTTGATGAAATTTGAAAAGCTCTCTCGTTATTTAGCAAATAAAATATATGATGATGCCATTGAATATTTTTATTCAAACGTTTCAATCACAAAAGAAGCTCATAGAAATAGAATTGCAGACAGACACGAGCGATTGATAAATATGGCGATTGGAATGATTGAAGATGTAAATGACGTTTTCAAATTATTAAAATCAAACAAAGATTTAATCGATATCCTGGATCTAAACAAAGAAGACGAATTCCTAATGGAAGATTCGGACTTCTTAAAGCCTTTCCAAATTTTGTCCATGGATGCCGAACAGCTGCAATTGCCTACTCGAGTGGATAGAAAGAAATTGGAGGAGTGGGTGAAGGAACTACCAGAGTTGACCGAGGGCGAAAAAGATTTAATCCTCCAAGAATCATTGATCAAACCTTTAAAACTTTTCCCAGACGAACATGAGAACTTCCGTAAATCTAACTAAGAACGAAGAACATATCAATGCGAGTTACGCATCTTGGGTGAAAATGGCAATCGAAATGATAAAGCCAAAGGATTTGTATTTAGTGGCTGGACGTGCCATGGCAAAAACGACCGACATTCAAGCGAGTCGTTTCAAGGAAATTTCCTATGATATGCAGCACGCTTGGTTTGCTTGGGCGGCTACTACTTACATGGATGCAATTGATAATATAGTTCCTTCATTAATTGAAGGTTTGGAGCGTCAAGGTTGGGTCGAGGGAAAGCATTTCGTTACTGATGTTCAGCCACCAAGGCATTTCCTGAAACCTTATAAATCTCCGAAATCGTACAAGCACACGATTTCAACATTTTTAGGAACATTTACTCAAATTGTGAGTATGGATCAAGTAACGAGTGCAGCAGGTGGTTCTTTCCAACATTTATTTGTAGACGAAGCTAAAAACACTCCAGATAAGCGAATTAAAAAGCTTTTTCCTGCAATTCGTGGAGGTGATTACTTGCAATTTGGTCGGTCGATTTATTACCGTGGGCGAACGATGACTACCGACATGCCGAACTTGACTGAAAACGAATATGATTGGATACTTTCTTTAGAAAAAGAAATGGATGTTGAGCAGATGCGTAAAATTATGGAGGTTTTCTTAGTGCTAAACGATTATCGAATCAAGTTCCATGAGGCATATGTAAAGAAAGATGTGAATGCTTTAAGACGTTTGCGAAAAAATATAATTCGTTGGAAGTCGAATTATCACAGAGTAAGAAAAGATTCTTCACTTTTCTTAGTTGCTTCAACTTTTGCAAACGTCGATATTCTCACTCAGGGTTATTTTGAGGAAGTGTTAGCATCTGAAGGACCATTTTCTTTCCGAACGACAATCGTTTCGCTAAAACCTACGATTAGCAAAGGAGATAGATTTTACCAAAGCTTAGGCGAACACCATTTTTATGATGATGGAGTGAGAAAGGAATTTTACGATAACTTTAATTTAAGAGACAATATCAAAGCAACTTCAGAAGCTTTGCGTTATGTTGATACGAATAAGAAATTAGAAATCGGTGTCGATTTTGGGAATATGTGTTCTGCAGTAGTTGGTCAGCCGAGAGGTGCTTATTATTATGTTCTCAAAAACTTCTACACCTTGGCACCGGAAGAGCTGCCAGAATTAGCAAATCAGATATTGAATTTCTTTAGAAATCACAAACACAAAGTTATCGATCTATATTATGACAGAACTGGAAACCAGTATCAGCAAATCAATCGAGATTGGGCTTCAGACTTAAAACATCACCTCGAATATGACAATGAACGAGCGACAGGTTGGACTGTCAATTTACGTTCACGCGACCAAGGAAACATCGAACAAGCTGAAGAGTATAAGTTCATGCTAAAGCTGATGGGTGAAACTGTGGAGGGATTGCCAAAGCTCAAAATCGACAAATACCAGGCAAAAGAGCTGAAATCCTCATTGGAATTGTCAAAGGTTAAAATAAATAGAAACTCAAAAGGAAATACAGTCATTCAGAAAAATAAATCATCTGAGAAGCTACCATTGCACCAGTTGCCAATGTTCTCTACAAACTTTTCTGATGCTTTCAAATATTTATTATGTCGAAGATCTTACTTAAATCAATCACTTCGACGTCGTAAATTGTATGTTGACTAAAATAAAAGCCGTCAAATCTGACGGCTTTTATCTTTTAAATTAATCCTTCATCGGCAAATGAATAATAATCATCGAATGGACTTAAAATTAAATGATCTAAAACTGCAATGTCAAAGTACTCTGCAGCTTTGGAAAGCTTTTCAGTTATTTTAATATCTGCATGACTTGGTTTAAGTTTTCCAGATGGGTGATTATGTGCAACAATAATTGCTGTCGATAAAGTTTTCAGTGCAAGGGATAAAATAATTCGAACATCGACCACTGTTTGCGTGATTCCTCCAATGGATATAGTCTTATATCCATGAATAATATTTGAATTGTTTAGGAACAAAACTTTAAATTGTTCGTTGACACTTAAAGTATTTGTTTCCCAAATTTCTGTCAAGAATTTATAAGCATCATTTGATGAAGTGATTTTTCCTAAATTCTTTGGATAGTTGATGATTTGAATTTCGTTTACTAACATAATGAACGAGGTTTTAAAATAAATAATCGTTAAAATCTGAAACTTCGTCGGTTTCTTGAATGAACAAGTCAGCTATGTACTCAGCTGTTTGCTCGAAAGTCAACTTTGGAGCTTTTTGTTTCAATTCATTGAAACGGATTTGATCAAATACATGCGAATAACCTCTTTTTGAGAGTGCTTTCAAAACACATTTAGCAAGTGTGTTAACTGTTCTGTTTGGCTTGTACTTTGTAGTTTTTTCGAAAACTAAGCCTAAACTCAACTGATTTCTGTTTGATTTTTTCATGATGATAAACTTTTTTAAATTAACAATTAGCCATGTGGCTTTGTATTGCGAAAACAGTGAGTAGAAGTTTGATAAAAAGAAAAGCGGGAAATCAAATGAGGAGTGTCTTTTAGAAACCTTATTTGATTTTTTTAGCAAAACAGCGAACTAAATTTGCAATAATAAAAGCCTGGCTAATTGATTAGAAAAGTATCATGACAAACAGAAGTTGATAGGCTTTGAAATTACGTCAAGTCAAACTGATCATATCGCCCAATGTGTGAAAGTACAAAAGAGGTGCATGTTTAATTCGACACAAATCAAGCGAAACTAAAACAGCAATTGCTTAATTGTCTAAGAAAACGAGATTATAACGATTATTGAAACCTCACTTTATTAAACGAAATAATCAGCAAATACAAAGCAAATAAATCAAATGAAGCATTTGCTTCGAATGCTCAAAATTTGGTAGCCAAACATATAGATCCATACGATTTCATTCAAATTAGAGGAACTCACAAACGCTTACTTCGAATTATTCTGCACTGAAAACATCGCTACAGAGCTAAACATCTGAAACACTTGAAGCATTTGCTTCGTTTCCTAAAGCTTTCAGTTAATTTTACCTTTATTGATGATAATCATTTGCTGATGATTCAATTGAAAAGCCGTCAGATTTGACAGTATTTGAACCACTCGAAAACAAAATCAAGCAAATGAAGCATTTGCTTCGATTGATACAATTTTCATCCGTAAAAATGTAATTCATTGATTTCTAAACCCTTTGTAATTAGCACATGAAAGCATCGCAAAGAACCACCAACCAAATGAAGCATTTGCTTCGCTTGTTTAAATTAGTTTCAAAATTGATTTATTATAAAATCCATTTCCAAACGTTTAAAATGTTGATATATAAGGCTATGTAGGCTATTCCTAATTTAATCGAATCAAGACAAAGCAAATGAAGCATTTGCTTCGTATGTTTAAAAAAAAACATATTCTTTTTCTATTTTTCAGATATATATGGTCTGTAATTGCTTAGAAGATGATTTAAACCAAAAAAAAGCAAACAAAGCATTTGCTTCGTTGCTTCAAATCATACATATATATATATATTATTTATTTAAGTATTATTAATTATATAAATATATATCTATATATTTTTTTTAAATTTGTTTTTATTCATTTTCATGATGAATAGAAACTTTTTTAGGCTTTGAACGTGAGTTCAAAGCTTTTTTTTTGCGTTTTTCCCAAAATTTAATTTTTTTCGGAAAAAAATAATATCTATTCTGAAAATCGATTTTTTTCAACTCTCTGAAAATCAACTCCAAAACCTTTTGCAAAAAACAAAAAAGGGAAAACGTGAAACGTTTTTCCCCGTGCCGCTCTCTCGCCAGAATGTCCTCTCAACCCCTTAAAATTTTTCGGAAATATGACGCAACGCCTGAAAGCCTTTGCCGTAAAGGGTTTGCGGCTTTTTGTTTTTTTCGTTTTTCAAAAAATCAAAAAAATCGGAAAAGGCAACCAATGGATGTTTGCTGCTTGTCAGCACCTATCCAACCATAGGCTTGTAGGTTTGTTGCTATCATGGAAATAACATTGAGAGATGCATACAACCGAATGAAGGAATTCACGAAAGCTGGAATTCCATTCCGACTTGAGTACTTCACCATGTCGGGCAAACACAAGGTTTGCGAGAATGCAATTGGCCGACACGGCTTCACCAAACGACAAAGTAAACGTGCGAGATTCCTAATTGCATACACCGACACCAGGAGTAATGAACACAGACAGTTTCATAGAGCTTTAATCATATCAATAAACAATCAACGAATAAGATGAGTTTAAAACAGATCGATGAAAATATTTTCTTGCAAGAAGCCGATAGTGACTTCATAACTTTTGAAACAGGTGCAAAAGGAAGAGGTGGAGATGATAAACAAAATGTAGTTAGTCCTACATCTAACTTTGCCTGGACTGAGGGTATCTCTAATCGTATGGACTCAGGCAAATATTATATTTTCCCACATGGTGATGATAACCAACTACCGGAGCTAATCCGAAATATAGTCTATGCTAACAACATGGCACCTGGCTACCTTACACGCAAGTCCATGTTCCTGTGGGGGAACGGTATCAGGCTGTACCGAGAAGTAGTTGAGAACAACGAGATAATAAGAGAAGTAGTAATAGATAACGAGGTACAGGAATGGCTTGAGTCGTTCGACTACGAGAACTATATCTTGAAGCTGATGGTTGACTATAACTTTTCAGAAGGTTGCTATACTAAGTTCATCATGGCTAAGAGCGGGCGCGTGAAGAAACCAATGTTTGCTGAATTAGAACACATATCAGTAAACAATGCAAGGTTAGCTGCTAAGTTAGATAAGACAGAACATAAGGACATCATAATGCCCACACACGTGGGCATAAGCGATAAGGGATTTAAGTTAAACAATAAGTTAAAAGCTTATCCTATCTTCAATAAAAGAAACCCATTCGCTAACAAACAATCTATTCTCTACTCTTGGTTTCCTGCTTTTGCTGTGAGTCATTATGCACTCCCGGACATATACGGGACGCTCGAATGGATTAAGCGTTCATCATCCATTCCTTTAATCTTGAAGTACATGACCGAGAACGGTATAAACGTAAAGTACCATATCCAATCACCATCGATTTATTGGGAGCAAAAGACTGATGAACTAAAGACAGAGTGTGAAAAAAAAGGAATAAAATACACAAGAAAAATATTATTGGATTATCGTAAAAGGCTATTTAAAAAGATAGCTGATGTACTTTCAGGATTGGAGAATGCTGGGAAGTTCTGGCACACGGTTAAGATTTACGATGATACAGGAACTGATCTTATAGAGGCAGGTTGGACAATAGAAGAAATTCCGCAGAACATAAAACAATTCATAGAAGCACAAATAATGATTGCCAATCGTGCTGATGCTTCGACATCCATTGGGTTGAACTTACACTCGGCACTAAGTGGATCGGGCGAAACAGGAAAATCAAACTCAGGTTCCGAACAGCTCTATGCTTCCAAAATTCATTTGGCGACTGGAGTAAGGATTCCTGAAATGATAATCTTCGAAGCTATCAATTACGCTTTGAAAGCAAATTTTCCTGAAAAGAAATTGAAGTTAGGGTTTTCTCATTCTCAAATCAAAAGAGAAGAGGAAGTGTCACCAGGTGATAGAATGAAAAATAACGCTGAACTATGAAACTAATATTTGATTTTGAAAATAATAAAGCCCAGGAAGAATTCAAAAATGTTCTTGGATTCATCGATGCACAGTTTGATGTCAATGCTTTGAAAATTGAACTTTACGACGCAACGACTGAGATTATTAAAATCATTGGAAACGAAACTTACGATTACATCGCTACTCTGTATGCAGATGATACAGCAGACGAAAAGGGAAAGTTTCTTATTCTTAAAACTCAATCTGTCCTCGCTCATGATGCTTACAGGAAATTTGCTCCGAAGTCCGATTTGGCAGTGAGTAATCAAGGCCGTGTGATGCGAATGGATGAACATCACAAGAGTCCATTCCCTTGGATGATTGCTGCACACAATGAAAGTTTGGAGCGAACATATTACAAGCAATTAGATTATTTGATTGAATTGCTTGACGAACAGAACCCGACTGTGGAAGCGAGTAAGAAGTGGAAAGATACTGATCACTACAAAAAATCATTTTCTGTATTGTTCAGAACGGCCGATGAATTCGGTGAATTCTTCAATATTTCGAGCCGCTATCTTCTCATGAAGTTGAGCCCAGGAATCAAATTGGCTTTGGAAAATGAGATTAAACCTGTGGTAGGTGCCGATGAATTGAAAGCTTACCTGGATGAATTGACTGAGGGACAAGTGAGCGACGAACGTGTGATACACGAAATCAAAGCTGCAGCTGCATACTCAGCTTTGAGTTGGGGTGTCAAAAGAATGAGTGCGACTTTGTTTCCTGAAGGAGTTTTGCAATCCTACTTGGCAAACTCATTAGACGAAAAGCAACCACCTGATAAAAATGAAATTGGCGTTCTCGCTCATGTTTTCGAACAAGATGCAAAGAGAGCTTTGATTCGACTCGAGCGATTGTTTGTCGAAGAATTGGAGGGTGAAGAGTATGATCCATTCGAAATTAATATTGATCAAAATGATAAATTTATTGACACATGAAAAAAATTATCAACTTTTTTAAAAACATTTTCTTTTTCTTTTCTCGTAGGAAAAAGTTAAAAGAACTGGACGAAATCCAAGCAAGGCTTGAATTAGCTTTGATTAGACAGGAAAGAAGAAAAAACAGATTACGAATGCGTATCATTTGGCATTTCAACCGTCAATTTATGTCGCAATCTAAATACATCAAGCCACAGGGCAAATCTGCTCATCACATTAGAGTTGAATGTGAAAACAAGTTCGGCAAAAAGATGAAAGAGGTTGGTTTGAAGTTGAACGACAAACTGGAATTGGTATGAAACATTTCACCATCATCGAATTAGATAAGAATTTTTCGATTCCAGAGAATTTAAGCGAATGCACTCAAGAGCAATATATCGATGCGAATCGATTCATATACGCTTATCAAAATGGTTTGATCGATGAAAATCAATTCAAATCTTTGATGATTATTTCATTCTTAGGAATCAATCCAAGTGCTTTGCGAGAAGAAATGCTTGATAAAGCTTTTCGAAATATAGCTTTTCTCTCTCAATACATCATGAACTTTTTCGAAGAAAGTGTTCGTGATGGAGGTGGCAAAGAGTACATTCTGAAATTAGAATTCACTCACAATCCAATGAAGAAATTGTATATCAACGGTGTCCAATGGATAGGCCCTGATGATGGATTTAGAGATTTGAGCTTTGGAAAGTACGTTGAAGCTTTGGGTTTGTTTTTGGATTATGCAAAGTTCCAGGAACTCGATACTTTGATCAAATTATTCAAAGTTTTGTATCGTCCACAATTAGATAAAATCGTTCCGATCTATTTCAAGAACTTTAAACATGTCGATATAGGAATTCTCTACGGAGTTTACCACCTTTTCGCAGCTGTGCATTCTTACATCTGTTCCAGCTCTGTGTATTACAACGGTGTCGAAATCGATATGAGTATCATATTCGAAGAGTCGGCCGATACTGTCAAATCGGAAATTCCAGGGCTTGGTCTAAAATCGGTTTTGTTCGATATAGCCGAATCTGGAGTTTTTGGCGATAAAAAAGCAGTGGAAGAAACCAACGTTTGGGAAATTCTATTCAGACTTTACGATTTGAAGAAGAAGGAAAAAGATATGAAAGCAAACAAAAAAAAGAAAAAGAAAATATGATATCACCAAAACGTTTGAGAGAATATCTCATAGAAATAAAAGACGAAATCACAGAAATTAATCGATGCCGATTGGTTATAGATGATTCGCAAGTGGTTGAGATTCTCAAATCAATGAGAAGTTCAGACAATCTTTTACTTTTGGGAGTGATACCTGAATATAATTCGGGAGCTTCACGAGATTTGGACAATATCAATTGGCAAACAGATACTGCATTTCTGGTTTTAAAGTATGTCAATTATTCAAGTCTAAGCGAAGAGGATGAAGCTAATGTTTGGGAGGAAACCTTCCAGGCGGCTAAAAAATTGCAAGAAAAAATACTTTACGATGCTGGAGCTGGTTCAAATACTTGTCCTGAATTGAGCAATATTATTGAGAGGTCTCTCGATATTAAACCAGTTTGGAAATTGGGAGGAACCAATGGGTACATTCTAACCGCAAGTTTTGAGTAATTATGAATCTATTAAAAAAACGAAAAGAGAACTATCAAAAAGTATTGGAGGGACGATTCATTCGTTCGGTTCTTTTTGAACAATCGGTTGAGATATTGGAAGCACAGGAATTGCGAATGTTGAAATCGAAATTCAAAACTCGTGATTTTTATAACGATCGTAGCTTCCAGGTCAAAGATGACTCAACCGAACTGAAATTCTTAACTACGCACCGTTTTGTCGATATGTCGACACGTCGAACTAAAAAAGGAGAAGTTCGCCACAAAAAGTCTCACCCTATTTATAACCGAATTATTTACGGTCATTTATCGAATATTGTCCGTGAAATTTCTTTTGGATTTACAGATGCTGTTATCGAAGAAATGAAAAAGATGGACAAGTAATTTACTTGTCAGCACTTATTTAATAGTTGATAGCCATTTTTGCTACCAATGAGTACAAATGGCATTTTAATGGAAATCATTCGAGGAAAATGGTTTCTCGATTTCAACAAGGTCGAGTCATACTTGGATTTGGCCGATAACTTTTTGTCTGGACAAGTGATGCAGGAGAAACCGAAAATCGAAAGCGTTAGCTCGATGGTTGAAGTGTCTTCTTCGGGCAATGGTGCAAATCAGAAATTCGGAATCGTAAAAATGGCGGGCATATTGACAAGGTATGGCGGCGCTTGTTCTTATGGTACTGAGGATTATGCTCAGTTACTATATGATTCTCAAAAGAATTCTGATGGTACGGTTCTGATCATTGATGGTCCAGGTGGTTCGGTTTCGGCTATGTCGCCGATTTTCGAATTTGCTCGAGCCAAACAAAAACCAATTGCTGTAGTTATGGGAACGGCAGGTTCAGCCTCCTATTGGACAGCCGTCACACTCGGTGATAGGCTTTTCTTAGAAAATGCAATTACGTCAGAGGTTGGATCGATTGGCGTAATGATGACTTTGAGAGATTTCAGTGGCTACTTCGAAAAAAAGGGTATCAAAGAACACATACTGGTTTCTGATGAAACTCCAGATAAAAACAAACTTTTTGAACTGGTGAAGGAAGGAAAATATGATGAAGTGAAGAAAGAGCATTTGTCTCCATTGGCGATTGCGTTCCAAGATTCGGTTAGATTGAACCGACCAAACCTAATTGAAGAGCCTGGAGTACTGACAGGAAAAATGTTTATGCCAAAAGATGCCTTGAAATATGGAATGGCTGATGCCATTGGAAATGTAAACGAAGCTCTCGCATACTTAAAAGTTAAAAATGAATTAGAAAATTAAAACAAACGCGACATGAAATTGAATTTTAAAACCAAATTGAAGAAAACAATAGCGACTATCTTTTCGCTATTAGCCATCACCGAGTTACCGGTGAAGGAAGGTAAATTGAACTTTAGTGCAGACCAAAAGAAAAAGTTAGAAGATGCTATAGGTCCTGACTTATATAAGTCGATGGTCTCTCAGATTGAAAAAGAGTTGAGTGAAGCTAATAAAGACAAAGAAGCTGAATTGGAAGCTGCTAAAGCTGAAATTTTAGCAGTGATGGAAGCAGGCGGTTTCTCTGAGGAGGAAAAAGAAGAAGTTTTGAACGCTGAGTCAACAGATGAATTGCAGGTTTCAGACAAACTGAAAGCAATGTCTGAACAGTACATCAAGCTCAAAGAAGAAATGGATGCTCAACAGAAAACAATTGAAGAATTGTTGAAGTCTGCTGAGGATGATATTGGAGAAGAAATTGATATGAAAAATAATTTAATGAATCACAGCAAAACGCATCTCTTCGGTTCTACTTTCGAATATGATGCATTTGAGAACAGACCATGGAACCAACGTTTACGCGATGGATCTAAAAAAGCGACAACCTTTAATGATACGGATTTACCTGTTTTAGCAGGTGATGCTCAGCATTTCATTCGAACGAATCCTGGAGTGATTGCTTCATTGTTTGATGATTTCGAAGAATTACCGTCTGGTTGGACGGCTATTACTGGAGTTGAAGATCAGTACGCTGGTGCTTCTGTTGTTACTTCAGAAATTTTACAAGGAAGATCTAAAGGTTGGAATCCTAAAGGGAAAATCAAGATTGCTGTTGAGCAAATGAAAGTTTATGCTAAGAAAATTGATAAAACTTTCGACGGTCAGCAGTTACAAACTTTAGAGAATACCTGGATTGCTAAGGTGAAGGACTTAGACGGTTCACACCCTTGGAAAATGTCGTTTATCTTCTGGGTACTTTCTGAATTAGTAAAGCAATTGAAACTTGACGAAAGAAAGTCAATGGTCAATGGTATCTATGCTCCAATTGCTGATGGTGATGGTGAGGATTTAGCTGGTCCAGCTGTAAATTCTCAAAATGGTTTACGTTGGTGGTTGTGGTATCATATTAATATCACTAAAAAAATAGTTCCTTTCAACGTTGGTAAGCCAGAGGTTGGAGGAATGGTGGATTATGTGAAAACAATGATTGAACGAATTCCAGAAACTGAGCGTAATGCTGAAGGTTTGGTTTTCAACTTATCTGACAAATGGTTTAAAGTTTACCAAGACGAAGCAGGACAGAAATACACTCACTTGTTCACTACTGATCAAGGAAAATTGAGATATCAATTATCACATGTTGTTGATTATCCAAACGTTCGTTTTCAGGTGTTGCGTGACTATACGAATACTGACCATATGTATATTACTAAAGAAGCAAACCATACGAAATTGGACTACAAACCAGAGGAAAAAGGTTTGTTGACTGTTACTCACGAAAAGCGTGATACTCACATATTCGGAGATTACAAGACTGGCTTTGGTTTCCAATTGGTTGGTGTAAAAGCAAAAGATGGTGAACCTCGTGATTTCAATAGACAGTTGATTTATACAAATAATTTACCTGTTTTTGATGATTCTGTTTCAGCTCCATTCTATTCGGCAAATGATGGTGTGTTGAAAGTGAACTATCAGCACATGAAAGCGCATGAAACGTTCAACAGCGATATCACTTCGATTGAACCTATGAATGAAGATTTGCCGTTCTTGATGGATTTCAAAGGAAATATTTTGAAAATAACTGGAAATACCAATATGGCATCAGCTAAGAATGTTAAAAACGGAAACAACATCGTATTGGCAAGTGGTGCGGATTTTAATTTGCAAAGTGGTGGAACACTTACACTTTATTGCCGTCCATCGGATGGGAAATTCGTTGAATTGAGCAGAACCAACACTCCAGCTGTTGAGCCAGATGCAGGAACTATCATGTTCGACGATGTAGTGATCGATGCTTCAGAAGGCGATACTTTCATTTTCGAAGGAAGTGATGCTACTACTTTAGCAACAATCTTGAATGGTGTTCCTCAACAGGTGATTACTATCAAAGCTGAATCCGGAGCTGATGCTCTTACGATTACTGGAGATGATATCAACGTGGGTGCGAACGCAGTTATTGACGATGCAACTAAAGAAATCAAATTGATGTATTTAGATGGTGTTTGGTATGAAATCGAAAGAAACTTTTAATCTTAAAAAATACAAAAATGACATTTAGATTAAGTGCACCCCGACCAAAACGAAATAGCCCTGGGGCGGCTAAAAATGGAAGACCTATGTTGACTATCATTGCAACTGAAGATATATCTGTTTGGCCATCGAGAATGGATGGCTCTGTGCTGATGTATGGTGATTTTGTGATGAAAGATGATGCGAAAATGCACAGTTTTTATGGTACAGTTTCAACTCAAGATGCATCATTTGAATCAGAAGGTGAGGAAGATGCTTTAGTGATTCCTCACAATTATGTGGTTGAACATCCAGGCGATGATGTAGATAGTGAAAACTTCATGCAGTCATGGTTTGGCGTTCCGTGTATTATCATAGAAGATTATTGCGATGGTTCATTACCAAAAGTTTATGGAACTGATTGTGCACCGCTTTCGTTGCAACTTGGATTTATCCGAAACAACGAAAAGACAGCATACACGATGACTTTCAATTCGTTCGGACGTACGAACTTGTTGCCCGGTCGTTATCAGGGTAACTTTAGCTTTGCTGAACCTTTCGATGTTGCAGACAACGAAGCAATTGCTTTGGATAAGTCAAATGGTCATCAGTATAAATTAGCTCCTGGAACTGGAGTTGCTATCGATGTTGCTTCAAATAATTTCGAACACTTCGATAATGTAACGTTGATTGGTTCGGGTGGTGCTACTCCGGATACTTTGGCTGGATCGGCTGACATCGTTTTGACAGGTACTTGGACTGCGTTAAGCGGTGCAACTTTGAGCTTGAAAGTATTCGATACTGGTACAAGCAAAATTTTAATTGAACAAAAAAGAACTTAGGTAGTAGGTTAGTTTTTCTCATGTGTACCCGAGTGAATAGTATATTTGCTCGGGTTTTTTTATCTTTGAAAAGAAAAGAAAATATAAAATGTGTCAAATTTTATACATTTTGTGTAAAATTTGTTATATTTGCCTTGCTAACGAATTCAATTTTTCATGTTGCAAGGCTATAGTATAAGCAGGCAAAGGGTTGAAAGTACCCAGGCATTTCAACTTAGTTGAATTCGTTAGCGGTGACCTGCTTCTTTTTATTAATTTAAAATTTTTGACAAATGACGCTAACGATTGCCAAAAACAAGACCGAAGAAACTGAATTGAAAGTTTCTATTGTTGAACCTAAGCCTTTCAGCATACCGCTGAAAGTGGAATCCTCGGAAGAAATTTATGAAACTGTGATTGGGCTTTGCGAACTTTATGAGCTTGGCAGGAAGTCCAGGTGTGCTTCTCTCAAACCACATTTGAAGTCAACTGCTAAGTTGATCGAAAAGCTTACTCCTCAACTAAGCTTTCATCAAATGCTGGAATTGAGCAAGCGTTTTCCGAATGAGTGAATTTTATCGTAATTACCGAAATGTCATTAGCGACCAAGGGGTTGAGGTGGATGCTGGGGCATTATGGGAACTGGATAAAAAGACGGAAAAGCTCATTTTGATTGATGATGACGAATACATCACAATTGATTATTCTTCAGAAGATTTCTACTCGGTGTAAAAAAACGGCTACTTATAAAGTGGCCGTTTTTTTGTGAGTTTAAGATAATTCATTGTAAAATGGATTTCAAATATAAACATTTTGCGTCAAATATTATACATTATGTAAAATTTCTGTTATATATTTGAAGTATGTATGAGAGAATTTCTACACAAAAATTTATTTGCTCGATCAAATTGCACTTTGATGGGCGATTTGAATTGCTAAAATTGACTGGAGATCTTCCAAGAAAGGATCGAAGATTATTCGAAACTATTCATTCAGGTAAACTGGACGAATCGAAAACTTATTTTTCAGTCGGTTCGTTTGCATTTTCTGAAAATCTTCGAACTTCTCAAATGGGTAATGAGTTTTATGCGCAAGAGGCTAAATTTAGATTTCCGTCTAATGATTCGCGTAGAGCTGAGAGAATTTCTTCTTTTAAAAAGGTGAAATTCCTCGAAATGATTTTGAACGATGGTAGTTCGTTTATCATGGGTCGTAATGATATTGATCAAAACACCAGACCTACCATCACAACTTCATCAAATTTTCATATGACAGAAGTTGTTGTCAGGTCGGAGTCCATCCAACCTGTTATCAAGTTATCAGAAGGAGATGTTCCACCGATGGTTGGTTATGATTATACTTACAATTTCCCCCTTTCGTGAATCGTACACTCATCCCTGTTAATTTACGGCCACATTTAGTTAGTTTCTTTTACCAACAGTTCGACTCATATGAAGTCGAGCTGTACGGTAAAAGAGTGAATGAGGTCAAAATTCATACTCGCTCGGTGTTGGGTCGATACATTCGCATGATGGTTTGTAGAATTGACAAACCTATTTTGAATTTCGAAACTAATTTTAATATTATTTTCTCGATCAACGACACCGAACGATCAAAAATATTTTCAACCGATAAATATAAATTTGTCGATGGTACCAAAACTTTTCTTTTTATTCCGGATTACTTCGAAAAGGACCTGAACGAACTTTTGCAAAAAGAATTCGAAACTTCTCTCTTTTATTTTATTGAAGGTTATCGAGCAAATAACGAATACGGAGCAATGCGTGAAGGTGCGAGATTGTTCATGGATCGATACGATTTGTACGAGCATGGCTATTCGTATGCTGCCATTGAACAAATTTACATGCGAGCAAAACGGAACAATAAAGCTTTTGTGAAGTTTTGCAGTCGTCCGAAATAGTTGTCAGCACTTAATTAAGCGTTTCGCGTCAAATTGCGATCAAAGATTTTACTTATGCTAAATCCTTTTAATCCGCAAAATCCCGACTGGCTTCAGAAGTCGATTGGTGATTTGCAAACAGCTATCGAAATGAATGATGTGATTGGGGCATTCAAAGCAAATGCTTTGGTGCTGCAAAATTTGATTTCTAAAATCAATCCCGAATTGGTTTTAAGTACCGATTCGCAAATCATTTCTAATGCTATCAATGAGTTGAAGCAGCAGCTCGACAGCTTCATTGGCTTCAATATCTCTGAAAAATCACTTACAAATGGGCAATCCTTTCTTTTTCCTGCCATGAGCAAGGGTGAAGCTTTTGTTATCAGGATTTTTGAATACGATGGGTCAAGCCAAGAGGGCATACCAAGTCCAAACGGCGTGGTATGGTTAGGAGGTTATGGTGGCGTAGGCGTAGGCGATGGTAGCATGGTGATTTGTTTGGTCAATAATGCAGGTGGAACCTACAACGATGTAGGCCACAATTTCGCTATCATAAATCAAGGCAAAGATTCTGAAGTTATTTTTGTTGATGAACTACCTGACGAAAACCTTGCTCGGACAGGTGTTATTTACGTACTCAACTCCAATAACGCAATGTACGTTTGGGATCAGCAACTGGGCGATTATGTCCTCGTTGGTGACGTGATTCCAGGTACTTTGATTTCATCGACAGAATTTATAGA